ATAGCACTTTGGGAATTAGGCAAGACCTTGTTCTATAAACTTATAAACAAATAAACATGATGGAGATTGGAGGACTGGAGAATAATGTACCAGTAAGAATGATTTATATTGATGATAAAAGCGAAGTATTATTCAAATCAATGGCTAGAGCTTCAAGATATACAAACATACCACAAGACTCAATAAAAAAGTCATTAAACCCTACTTTAAAGCGTAGATTTATGCATAATGATAGAGAAGTAATATTTAGAATAAACAAATAACAAAACATGACTCACGCATCATTATTTAGCGGTATAGGTGGATTTGACTTAGCCGCAGAATGGATGGGTTGGAATAACCTATTTCATTGCGAATGGAATCCATTTGGACAAAAAGTATTAAAACATCATTTCCCAAATTCAATTAGCTACAATGACATTACTAAAACAGACTTTACTATTCACGAAGGATCAGTTGACATCCTTACAGGAGGATTCCCTTGTCAACCATACTCAATGGCAGGAAAAAGACTTGGAAAAGACGATGAAAGACATCTCTTTCCTGAAATGCTTAGGTGCATTAAAGAGGTCAAACCAAGATGGGTTATTGGCGAGAATGTTCGTGGACTTGTTAATTGGAATGAAGGGTTGGTATTCAACGAAGTGTACGATGACTTGGAAAGGGAAGGATATGAAGTCCAATCGTTTCTTATTCCAGCTGCAAGTGTCGGTGCACCGCACCAAAGATACAGAGTATGGTTTATTGCTTACGCCAACGACAAGGGAAGAAGTACAAGATTTGGAGAAGTTCAAAGCGAGAATGGAGAAATATCCAAATGGAACAACAATGCCGAATCTTGCAACACAAATAGTAGGAATGTTACCAACTCCTATGGCATCAGAGGGAGGGAAAATGTCAGGATCTCTGACAGAGAATCAAATGAGTTTAACGAAAATGGTAAGGCAGAAAATGTTTCAGACTCCAAGAGCTTCGGACAAGAATATGCATTGGAAAACAGAAAATTGGAAGGGCAACGATTTGGGCAGTCAGGTCAACGAAATTTTTGGGACTCGTTCCCATCTAAATCCCCTATTTGTGGAGGAAATGATGGGCTTCCCAGAGAACTGGACGGCATTACCTTTTCTAAGTGGAGAAACGAATCAATTAAAGCATACGGAAACGCCATAGTACCTCAGGTAGCACATCAATTTTTTAAGACTATTCAAGAGTTTGAAAAATTAGTTTAGTATATTTGTAATGTATTATGCGACAATACAACAAAGAATTTATTGGGTGGAGGATAAACAGGTAGTCGCATTACCTGTGAGTCTGAAGCCCTTTTTTTATTATTATGGCTCAATTTTATACAACCATTATCCATCCAGTTAGGAAGGCTTTTCATTTATCTTGTAACGAATATTGTGTATTAGATACTATATTGCGTATGCAAAACAACGATTCTCATTGGTGTTACATGAGTAGAGAAACTATGGCAGATGATTTAGATTTGTCAAAACAATCTATTTTAAACATTATTAAGGGTCTTATTTTAAAAGGATTAGTAACTAAACATGAAAAGACTAATCATCTTAGATGTGCAATAATTTTTAAGGATTCCATAGATGATTATAGAAGTTTTGGTATTGCTGATGACCACTTTACCATTGGTAAAGAAAGTTTACCTCAAGGGTCAAAAAAGTTTACCTCAGACGGTAAAGAATCTTTACCCAACAATACAATTAACAATAATAAGACATTTATAATACCACAGCCTTTAGAGGTTAGTAGTTATGCTAAAGAAATAGGCTTTGTTTTAGATGGTGAATATTTCTGTGATCACTATGAAGCTAGAGGATGGAAACTTAATTCAGGAATAATGAAAGATTGGAAGGCTACTGTAAGAACTTGGAAAAGGAATAGTTCCAAATTTAATCAGCAATCTGATGTACCTACAAACAAAATCACTACACAAATTAAACTTAAATGATTGCTATAAACCTACCAAAAGCTTTAGATATTGAATCTAACATACTTGGGGCATTACTTTTAGACAAAAGGACTATACCGTTGGTTATAGGTCATCTAAAAACTGAGATATTCTACGATCTAAAGCACCAAAAAATCTTTAACGCTATTAAGGAAATGTATGATACTAATGTATCTATAGACCTTTCTACTGTAGCTCAAAAACTTTCCCAAGACAAGGAAATACAAGATATTGGTGGAGCTTATTACTTATCAAAGTTAACTGATAATGTAATTTCTAGCCATCATATTAACACCCATATTGAGATTGTTATTGAGATGTATAAAAAGCGTGAAGCTTATAAAGTACTTAGAATAGCTGAGAATCAATGTCTTGACAATGATAGTCAATCAATAGAATTGCTTTCTGACTTAAATAGTCAACTTATAACTTTACAAGAATATGGCAATATCTACGAAAAAAGTATAACTGATGTAGTTATGGCTATAAACTATGCTCGTGATAAAGCACAAAATGGGGAGTTATTAGGCTTTAATACTGGATTCCAAGAACTAAACCAAACCATAGCTGGATGGTGCAAACCTGATTTATGTATTATAGCTGCTAGACCAGGAGCTGGTAAGACTGCCATGATGCTTTCAAGTGTTTATCACTTAGCTATCCTAAATAACGTACCTACGGCTATTTTTAGCCTTGAAATGAGCTCCGAGCAATTAGTTGAAAGGTTAGAGTCTATAACGAGTCAAGTGCCCTTAAAGAGCCTTAGAACGAATAATTTAAATGATTACGAAAGAAAGGTACTTTTAAAGACAGATGATAAGATAATCACAGCACCCATCTACATAGAAGATACTGGAGGAATCAGTATCTCACAACTCAGAGCTAAGGCTACCATTTTAAAGCAGAAGTATGGCATTAAGATTATTTTCTTAGACTATCTTCAGTTAATGAGTGGACAAGGCAAGGCTAACCAGAACCGAGAGCAAGAGGTTAGTAATATAAGCCGAAGCCTTAAAGCCTTAGCCAAAGAGTTGGAATTGCCTATTATTGCTTTATCGCAGTTATCTAGAAAGGTAGAAGAACGAGCTGATAAGCTACCAATGTTGTCGGATCTTAGAGAGTCAGGTAGTATTGAGCAAGATGCTGACATTGTTATTATGCTTATGCGACCATCTTATTACGAGATGAAAGATGCTGTAGAAATAGGTGGTAAGCAATACAATCCTGATGACTTAGTTATCGTTAAGGTAGAAAAGAATAGACATGGAAGAACTGGCAACCTAGCTGTAAGATTTATTGGAGAAACAACCACATTTGAAGACTATAAACATTAAAACATGAATGAAAATTACCAAAAATTTGCTGAAGTAGAATTAAAAGAAGGCGAAGACCTTAACATTGAGAACATGAAAGAACGTATCGTAACTAAAGCATGGTATGATACTGCTAGATTTAATGAGATTACTGACGTTGCAGTTGGTATCGGTATGGGAACTAGAACACTTTACTTTTATGCTAAGAAACTAAAACTACCTAAGCGAAGTGGACTTAAATAGGAACTATAAGAATACTCGTAAGTTCGACATAGAACAAGCTAAGGCTTCGGATGGCACTTATCAAGCATTGTTATTGTTTGCTAGGAACACAAAAATCTTGGTCATCCAACAGCCAAAAGCCTTAAAGCAGAAGTATATGTGGCTTGAATATGAGAATAATGGTAAGCCTAGTGGTATAGCTGACACAAGAGTAGAGTACTTTGCTATCAACTTTGACCTTAAAGACAGAATCTATTTTATACGAGCTGAAATGCTAAGAACAAAGGCAAGAAGATATTTTAAATGGGGCAAAACTAAGATAGTTGAAGGCGTAAGATATATTAAAGTTCCGACCACAGAGATAATACGTTTCGATTAAATATTGTAATTTCGTTTATATGACATACAAGACAGCAAGTGACTTGACCAAAATGATGCTAGAATATTTAGATAGTCTAGGGTATGAAGTATGGAGGAACAATAACCTAGCAGTTAAGGGAAGGTCTTTTATTGGTAAGAAAGGATTGCCTGATATTATTGGTTATCATAAGAACTATGGTCAGTTTATTGCTTGTGAGATTAAAGCTATTGGTGATCGTTTAAGTGTATCACAGATGAGTTTTTTAACTCACTTAGGAATGTGTGGTGGTACATCAATAGTATGTCAGCAAGTATCAGACGGAACAATTAACTTAACAATATTTTTAGACAATGGCGAAAGCAAAATCAGCATCTGGGACGAGTACAAAGGTGAATTTCGGAACGAGGAAGAAGGGTAAGGCAAAGAAATCATATAATAAACACAGTTCAAGACCAAAAGCATATAGAGGTCAAGGACGCTAAAAAACAATTATGGAAAATTTAGAGTTAGAGAACAAATCAGAAAACGTAACTAAGACAACTAAACAAGATGTTAAAGTTACTGTAGTACCTAAAGAAGGCAAGTTTGTAACTGCTGAAACTATTAAGTTAGTAGAAGACATCTTAAACGATGGTACTATTGACATTAAGTGGAGAGCACAACTTAAAGAGCAAGTTAGAAAATACAAAGGATCACAAGAATAGTTTATAAACCAAAACAAAAATAACATGGCAACGCAAAAAGAGAACTTCTTAGGAAGATGTTTCACACTTAGATCAGCTTACGGATCATTCAGAAAGGTATCATTTGGTCCAGAGGACTTAAAGAAACTTAATGAGTTCGCAGCTACTAACAAAGGATGGTGTTCTATCCTAATCAAAGACAAAAAGAACGCAGGACCTGAACAAAGTGATTTCTATTGTGAAATGGACACATTTAAAGCAGGTGATTTTAAAGGAACAGGTAAAAATCTACCATTTTAATTATGAATAAGAATATTTATAAAGAAATTATTATAAACCTATTACTATTATTAGTAGGTTTGTATCTACCATTTGCATTTATCATTAATAAGTACAATCCATTGGGTTGGGAATGGTACGAAAGACTTTCATACGTTATAGCAGTTGTTAGCACTATAGGATATGCTTCATCTGTGTATAACAAAAAGTAATATGTTTTGTTTGTAGTTTAATAAGTACACCCTGCTATTCTTAGTGGGGTGTTTTCTTAATAAAAAACCCCCAGATTTTACCTGAGGGTTAACCAAAACTACACACAATCACACACCACACATGAGAGCTATTTTAATTATGACTATTTCTAGTGTCATAAAACTTTGTCAATACTGACCCATAAAGGGTTGCTTGATACCTTCCAACAAAACTATCTACTGATTCATTCACATAGAAATAATCTTCGTTAGCCATATATACAAAACATCTATCGCTATTTTCATCATCAGCAGTTACACTCGCCACCTGATAGATATTGATATAGGCATCTGATTCTTCTGAGTTATCTTGGAACTCATAGCTTTCATCTTCCTCTTCGGTCAGTTGTATGATGTGCATTAACATTTGTGATACTATTTTTAAGTACAGTAAGTCGTAATTCCTTTACAATTAACTCAAGTCTAGCTTCTAGGTGAGTCTTTTCTTTCATTAATTGGTTGATCTTAACGTCTGTGTCTCTGTTCATACAAATTTACGATTTAATTGATATTGAAATAAAAAGTGCATACCTTATTGATAATCAATACGATACACACTTTCTTTTATTTACTAAACTATAGTTACTTCTTAGGTAACCTAATAATCTTACTGCCTAGTGGCATTGGTACAAATATAGCAACTCTTCCACCATCTAAAACCACTCCACAACCCAATGTTGGTCTTTTGGGGAAAGGTCGTGAATATTCCATAGCATAGGCATCAATATCTATACCACAACCTACATTCATGCCAAATATCATATCCTTGTCAGATGCACTATAAAGCACACCCCCAAAGCTATGAATATGACCTATGACTGCTGATTGACGAGCATCTCTTGCTCTGTTGATTGCACCTGCTTGTCCTGATGATCCTGTACCATGAGTGTATAAAACACTATCTATTTCCCATTCTAAAGCCCATTTCCAGCCTTTAGGAGCATCCCAAGCTTGTTCATAGGATTTAATAAAACGTTCTGGTAAACCGCTTGTTTGAGCCTTTCTTTTATGAAGGGCTGAGTGGTTACCAATACATACTTTAACAATAGGAAAAGTCTTGTACCATTTGTACATTGCCTCTTGGGCTAAATCTGCTTCTCTACCTGCTCCATGTCCGTCAGGCTTAGATTCGTGATAACTGATGGCATGATTGTCAACTTCATCTCCAATATGTACAACCTCAGAACATTGAAACTTATTCGCTACTTCATAGCAAAAGTTCTTGTATCCAGGATGACAAAATGGCTCATGAGTGTCGCCTATTACTAGGACATTTTTCTTGCTCATTATATGTGGTTTTGGTGTTTAGTTTTTGTGGTTAGAATACACAGTCTTATTGTTAACTTTTAAAGCATCTAATATCTGTTTTCTGTTCTTACCTACATTGTAACTTACATGAACCCATCCATAATTAAACTCGTTAATTAGCTGATCAAACTCAAGCTCATATTTTATGTATTCAAAAATCTGCTTATTAGTCACACCTCCCATGCCATCCATATCTAGGTCTGCCGCTTTGCCCTCGCAATGTTGTGAACGTAAACTCCCTCCAATGTAATGATTGAGAAGCTTAGACCTGTATCCACTAGAAATATTAATAGGACCAAACTTTAATCTAATTGGTTCTAATACTCTTTCACAAAGTATCTTTATATTCTCTAAATGTTCAAGGGTTGGTTGATTAGACACACCATGTCTTTTAGCTGATTCGCTTCTAGTAAATTCTGCTAAGTTAAAGTGTGCTGATAGTTGCATGATGCACTAAATTATGACTTTTTTCTAAACTGCTTTTTGATGAATCCATACATCTGCATTCCTAACCAACAAATAGTCATCAAATAAACTATAGTTTGTAAAAGTGGATTTAAAACTACTATTTCTAAAATGTTTAGCCATGAAATAGTCATTGTTACTACACCCAAAGGTGTTAAATCGGCATCTAATTGGTCAAAATTGCTCATTATTATTCTGTTATTTCTTATTAAAAATTGATGTTACAACACTTGCTGACAATAAAGTAGCTGAATACATAAGCAAAGAATCAAATGCTGTTTGTGATAATAACGCACAATAGATACCAATTATTGCACTAAGCAACGCTAAAATACCAGCAACTCTTTTAGAGCTTACTTCACCACTTCCTGAGAACATATCCTTTATAAACTTAATCATCACTTACCTATTTTAAAATATACACCCAAACCATATCTTATTTCCCTATTTAAACCTAAATCAACGTTAAGCCCTATTAGAGCCTTATTTTTGACGTTAAGTGCGATTCCAGGACTTAGTACCTCTAAGCCATTTGAAGGTCTTAAATCGCCTCTAAATCCTAAATAAAGACTATTCTTAGCTTTAGCTTCCTTAGTGATGGTGTTAACTATGGTTTTTTCGGTTATTTTAGCCTCAAATTTCCTAGATTGGATTTTATTTTGGCTTATAGTGTCGCTTATCACAAAGGTATTAGAATCTACGTTAATCGTATCAGAATACGCATAAGTACGCATATAATCGGATACTATGCGTATAGTATCATGTAGTGTAATATGTACAGAATCATGTACAGAATCAATAATAACAAAAGGAATCAAGTTTCCTTTCATCCACCTGGTGGTCACATTTGTTTTGTAGACAGTATCAGTTTTTACATATTCTACAACAGCACTTGATCTATGGCATGACTCATATAGCCACACCATAGAAAAAAATGCTAGAATAATAATTAAATAATCCCTAATTGCGGTCATTATTCACCTATAAGAGTTAAGTTTAACTTAGCTGCTGCCCAATTGTAAATCCAAGTGTTAGCATCAGGAGTAGCTGACCACTCTTGATAGTCTTGACCATTGATGTCTAAATTAGCAGTAATTAGGTTTTCATAGCTTACTGATTCTTCATTTACTATCTCTTTTTGAAGTTCATAGTAAAGGGTAGCACTTGATGTAAAATCATCTGCAATGCTTCTTAATGTAAAGTTAGATGCAGTTTGTGGTTCGCCGTTGAACCAAGTTGTAATCGGTTGAATTTTCATTTTATTTTATTTTAATTGTTAATATTGACTTGCAAAATCTCCGTGTGTTGGGCATCTATTAGTTGGAGTAACAACACCACTTGCAGTTGTTACAGATTCAATAAATGCAGCAGTAACTATTCTTGTGTTATATTCTGTGGGTATTACACCATCAACTATGTAAGGATAGTAAAATGGTATGTTCCTTAAAGTTGCACCTGTTATTAATTGATTGTCTGCCGTTGTAGCCCAAGTTGATGCCATCTTAATTAATTTTTAATGATTTAATAAGTTCTTCTAATTGTGCAACCTTATCTTCTAAGTAAGCAATCTTTGCAGTATGTACTTGACTATAAGATAAGTTTAAGAAACCATCTGCGCCTTCGCTAACTGCACTTGGTAGTATTTCTTGCAAGTCTTGTGCAAAGTATCCTAATTCTTGTTTACTATTTTTAACATACATTCTTGCAGCAACATTCTCTATGCCTTTTGGTTGTTCATAATCTTTAACAATAATCTTTAACCTACTATCGGAACTTTCAAAGAATGATGTTGCGGTTATTGAAGATGAGAATGTAGCAGCACCGCCTTCAAATTGATGTCTTGCACCATTTTCTACAGTATATAAAAGATTGCTTATACTATATCCTATATAACCTAATCTTGTAGTTCCATTGTTAGAATATATTTCCATATACCCTGCTGCTCCTGCTCCACCATTTCTAAGTGATACATAACCACCTGAAGTACCATTTTGCACATAAATATCACTTGTTCTTAAACTACTTGTAAATCTTCCTGTACCATTAACATCTAATTTATAGCCTGAGTCGGTAGTTGTACCTATTAATACATTACCACCGCTTGTTATTCTTACTTTTTCTGAACCCGCAGTTGAAAATACAATAGGGTCTGTACCTCCAGTTCCAATAAATGCAGCAGAAAGTGCTGAGGACATACCAACAAACATATCTGCATTTGTTGTAGTATTTTTTACATTTATAAATTGAGAACCAGCACCGAATATATTTAGCTTTTCACTACCAGCAGTTCCTATATTTACACTACTTGAAAATGTAGCAGATCCGTTACCATATAAAAATATGTTTGCAGTATAAGTACTTCCTACATGATTACCTAAAGTAAATGGGTTATTTGTACCTAATGCATTTTCTATTCTATCAAGAGTTACATTGTGTTTACATAAATACCAATCGGTTACAGTTGTAGTTCTTGGATATATAGCAGAACCTGTATTATAATTTAGGTTACCTGTTACTCTAAATGTACCATTAACATCTAACTTATATCCTGCGTTTGTTGCTGCTGTATTAATTCCTACGTTACCATCCGAAAAAATACGCATTTGCTCAGTAGCATTAGTCCAAAATGCCATATGATAATCATTGACATTATAACGTATTAATCCTTCATTACCTGTTGCACCACTTTTAGTAAACATTAATCTTGAATACTTATTAGCAGTAGTAGTATTTGAGTTAATAGTTATACCACCTTCTGAACCTGAAACTTCAAATTGAGTAAAACCTGATAAGCCTGTAACTCTTGTTGGAGTTCCAACTAATAATTCACCTGCTGCCGTTAAGGTCATTGCTTCGGTAAATGTAATAGAATTACCTGCCGTTCCTGAAGGTGCAGTATACCAACGATGAATTCCTGCATCACTTGAATTTATTTCATATCGTGCAGCAAAACTTGAATTAATATATTTCCAAGATGTTTGAAAAAATGCATTACCATTTAAATATCCTGTATTGCTATATCCACCTACACTTGTTGAACCAACTTGAAATGCAGTAACTGTATTCCAAGCACTCGGTGTAACTCCTAATCCTATATTGCCGTTTACTTGTTGTAATACACTATTTTCTATTGAACTACTACTAACACTAAAAACAGGTATATAATTAATTGCCCTTGTTCCCGTTCCTGTAATTGGATTAGTTAAAGCATTCTGCTTGTTGTTAAACGTAGTCCAATCGGTACTTGATAATAACCCATTTTGTGAACCACTTGCAGTTGCAATAGATAAAGTAATCGTACCACTTGTAGTGATAGGACTTGAACCAATAGTAACTCCACTTGTTGCAGAAGATAATCCAACACTTGTTACTGTTCCTACACTATAAGACCTATTCGCACTTAAATCAAATGAAGTTCCGTTAATAGTTATAGTTCTACTTGTTGGAACATATCCACTTAAATCAGGTGTGTAATTAGGAATGTTAAACACTCCTGTTGTTGAGTTATAAGTAGCTGCACCACTTGTACCTGTTGTGGTCAAGCTAATCGCTGCCCTTGCTCTTGCATCCGTAAAATAAAGGTTTGTATTTTCAGTTACTTGTGATGTATTGTAATCGCCACTTGTAGCTACAACTGCACCTGTTCTACCAAATACACTTGTAACTGCATCTGTATTATCATCTGTCCAAGAAGCAGTTATTGTACCGCCATCTTGTTGATTTAAAGTTAAAGTCTTAGTTGTTGTTCCTGTAACCGCTGCACTTATGATTGAATCATTGTAAGCAGTATTGAATTTAGTCCAATCTAAGTTATCTAAATAACCATCTACTAAACTTGTAGCAGCAGGTATTGATATTGTATCAGATGTGTTAACTAAAGGAGCAGTAAATGACAATGCAGCTTGTTTCGCATTGAATACTGACCAATCCGTTGAACTTAGTTTACCTGTATTTGCAGCCGAAGCAATAGGTAGGTTAAAAGTATGGGTAGCCGTTGAACTTGATATGTTAAAGTCAGTTCCGCTTGTTCCTGTGCCTAAAAATTGTACTTGTCTTGTTAAGTTATTTAACGAAGTCAATCCCTTAGAGAAAGTAGTAACTACTTGACAAAGATGTCCGTTTTCAGTATGTAAAGTAACAACTCTACCATCTACGTTTACATATATTCTTATTGCTATTCTATCCGTTATAGTTAATGCACTTGAAGTAACAGGAATTGCAAAATAGTAAGGATTAATTACAGTTCCTTGATTAATGTACTCTGGAACTCCAACGCTTGTACCTATTAAACTAAAAGTTGTGCCATCATACTTGTAAACCTCTGCATAAACATAAGGATTGTGATTATTAGAGTTTACACTAAAATAAAACTCACAATTAAAGTTACCAGCTGGTACTTCTAATAAAGCTGGGTCATTTGCATCGGTTATGTAACTCGCCACATATCCATTAGCCGAAATAACTATATCAGTTCCAGCACCAGCAATAGGTGTTTTACCTAATTGTCTATAAGCAACCCCACCGATTGTACCTTGACTTACACTTGAATTAAGATAATAAGATACCGAACTTCCCCCTCCTGTTGATGTTGGGAAATCCGCTAAAGTACCATCCCCTCGTACATATTGAGAAGCATCGCCATCTAAAGCAGTTATTACCCCACTATTAGCCACTACTGGACCTTGTATTGTCCTGATCTTCGCTTCTCCTGATACCTGTAATTGTGAACTCATTTATATATAAATTTTAACTATTATTTTGCAATTATTCTAACAAACTCATCAGCCTCTAAAGCTCTGCCAAAGGTAATAACTCCTGTCGAAGCGTTAAATGTAACATTGTCGCCTGTTGGTACACCTGAAGTTTGTATTGTTCTAACCTCCATACCACCTCTTGTGACTGACAAGCAAACTCCACCTATTGCTGCTGCAAACGTTACAGTAGTTTCGCCACCAGTAGCAGTATATTGATACATAATCACATTTGATGTTTCTATTACGACTCCACCTGGAGTAACTTGAGTACCTGTTAATGTATAAGCACCAGATCCTTGTAGTGACACGCTATATGTTGAAGCTGCCTCTACCCCTGCACTTATGCTAAGTGAGCTTAAATTGGCTGTACCTGTGAATATAGAGTACCCTAGAGTACCACTACCATCCCCATTGTCATTATCTACTTGAAACTTAATTAAGATAGGTTGTCTTGTCAACTGAAGGTTAGCTAAGAATAAGTAAGAATACTCACTTAAAGCAACAAAGCCATCAGCATTTATAGTCCATGAAGCAACGTCATTCTTATATTCTTTAAACCATGCTGAAGATGCCGAAGTAACTTCTACCTGATTTACAGAAACCTCAAAAGAACAGTTTGTAGCTGCTCCAAATGGAATACCTATAGAAATATTGGTAGTTGTTATGCCAGGATTTGTTGATTGTGTGTATAAAGTAATGGCATTAGTAGTTGTACCTAAGTAATTTACTTCTATAATTATTCTATCTGTATTTAACAAAGCTGTTGTAGCAACAGTCATATTAGTATTATATATAATCTTACTAAGAGATGTTAAAGTAGTTTCATCTGAAGTAGCCAATAATGTGGCAGTTGAACCAGCATATTTGTATAACTTATATTGCACTTTAGCACCTGCAAAGGCAGTAGCTATAGAATAATAAGCTGATATAGTCCATGTACCAGCAGTAATCTCAGTAATATTTGGATCACCTGCATCTGTTATAAAAGAAGCTATAACTCCTGCTCCTGTCTTATTAAAGTCAGTAGAAGCACCAACTATACCTGTTGTACTTAATTCTTTACAAGCAAAGCTATTTACAGTTACTCCTTGATTTATAGAACCATTAAAATAGTATTGCTTATTTGTATCGTATTTGTATAGTACTATGTTTGTTCCGTTAATTACTGATGCCATTATTTATTAATTATTTATGTTAGATATGTTTACATTAAAATACCAATAAGGTCCAAGTTGACTTACATCTGTTATATAATTAGGAACTAAAAATAATAAAGATTCGTCGTAATATATTTCAATTAGTTGTACTGAGTTTGTTTCATCTGCATAAGGAGCTAAAGTAAGTCTATTAGCGGTAAATTTCTTACCACTATAACTTAAATTGCCAGTAGTAGAATCAGTAACAGTAAATACTTTATCTAAATATACATACCCATTAGTACCTTTAACAGCTCCTAAGTCAGCCTCAAGAGTTGCAATATTTCTTTGATATATTTTTATATATTGATATGCTAAGTATTGTATTGGTAAAACACCACCCACAAGTAAACTAACACTTAAGAAATTCCAGTTTTTTAAAAATATGCCACTACTATTAAATAATGAACCAAATGTTAAAATTTGTTGACTATAGCTATTAGGATATATTTGTCCATAAGGTTGTTCAAATACTTCTGCTGTAGATTTATCAGTACTTGTACTATTTTGCACAACAGCATATTTAACCTCTGTTTCTGCTTGTACTAACTTAAAGTTTCTTAAAAATGTAGAACCAGCATCGCATCTTATTTTTACATTTATATTTCCCATTAAAAACTGATTCAGAACAAAGTTTGTATAGAATGGTTTTATATTTAGGGTAAATGTATCATAAGCATTTCCTTGAGTTGCAGCAGGAAAAGTAATATAAGTACTTGATGATATCTGCCAATTTCCACTATTATCTAAGTATTTGTTCCCAGCACCAGTATCAAGTAAAGCAATTTGTATTTTTATTGCAGTATTATTTTTATGATCACAACTAAATGTGATTGGTACCCCACCCATATAAGGAGTAAAAACGTATGGTTGTATTATTTGTAGTATTTCTAAATCAGCAATACCAGTACCAGCACTTAAACTAAAATCATTTAACTGTTGTGCAGGGTCATTAATGACAGTTGCGGCTGCTGTACCTGTTAAAGTAGTCCTCCAACCAACTGCTGATATATTAGGAGCAGTTCCTGTTATTGTTTTTAAGTCAGCGTTATGCAAAAGGTTTATAGGACTTTTATATTGACTTCTTACTTCTACGTTAAAAAACCCTTTTCTTAATATTTTAGTTTGTGAGTTATTAATAAAGTGAACATTATTGTTTGCATAAGGTGCAATATTAATAGTGTTATTAAGTACGCCTGATGATGCTACTGTTATTGTAGATGCTCCTATTTCATATCTTGTAAAATATCTAGTTGGTGCAGCAGTTTCCATAGTTGCAGATATATACCAATCCCCATTAGCTTGATACATTCTACAGTTAAAAGTTTTTAGTATATTTTCTAATATAACATAATAACTTTCACCAACAAAATCTCTTCTATATTGATATATCTGACTAAAAGGCTCATTTGCTATGTTAGTATCTCTTTTTTGCATACCATCAGCAAAAAATGAACAAGCTATATTTAAGTATAAATCAGATGGATAACCAAGATATCTTAAAGCGATAGCAATTATATCAAGATGTTGAGCTAATGTATTAATGCTATTGTCTACTACATATTCTTGATCTTGTAAAAAAGATATACCATCTATTGCAATTAAGGATGATTGTGATATACCTGTAGAAAATCCTACTTGAGAATAATCATTAAATAAATATCCTCTCCATATTACATCTGCGCCTTCTTTTAATAAAACATAATATAATCTAGCGTTAGATGATATTACATTTGGATATTGATTATAGTCATCTTCCGTTTCAAGAATAAATGAAAATTCTAACTGTGTTGATATAATTGCTGGATATGGATATTCGTTTGAAGAATTAGGTTGTAAACTTATATATGTAGGTATATATGTTTTTACGCTACCTACATAATCTTCTTGGTATATTTCAATAACTTGATTATTACCATTTTTGAGTATTTGACTTAATGTATATCTTAATCCGTATGCCATTATGCTAAGCTAATATTTTGTCCTTTAAGATTAGATGCCTTTTGTGCTCTATTTGTAGCCAATAATAAATCTTGTCCTCTAAGTACAAATGTACCACCTCCACCTCCACCAATCATTGACTTTAATTTATCTAAAGGTGCAATAACCTCAGGGTTGTTTTGTGCACCTGGATATTCTCCAATAAGACCCATAGTTGGTCCTGATACGATACCACCATCAGCAAAAGCAGTAGCCTTATTGTCGCTAATTTTTGCTTTTAAAGCAGTACCTGCTGCAACTGCTGCAATACCAGCAGCAAGAGCTAAAGGCCAGGTTTTAGGATTTTTAAACAATTCCATAGCTGCACCATTAGTCAATGCAAAAGCGATAAGTGCTTTACCTATTGATGATAAAGCATCTGCTAAAATTGTACCCATTTGAGTAATGTCAAATTTACCACCAGCCATCATATTGCCTATTTGTTCAGCAAAGTTTACTATTATACTAAGGTCTAAACTTGTTAATATTCCATTGATCGTGTTAACTGTTTCTTGCCATGAAATACTATAATCTTTTACTTTATCCTTTGAACCATCTATTGCAGCATCTACTCTTGTTAAAGCGTCATCTATCTTATCAAATTGCTCTGCTGTATATCCTCCTGTTGATGCTAAATCATATAATTTATTTTTATAATCTTCTAATATCTTTATCCTATCTGCGGCAGTCGCATTACCAGATAAATTTGCAATTTTCATTGCAACATCTGATTGTATTTTTAGTGAATCTAATGAATTTTGTAATTGTCTATTATCTATAACTTCAGCCTCTTTAGCAAGTTTTTCTTTTTCAGATAGTTCTTTTTTTAATAAACCATCTTTTAAATTGTAAGTTTGTCTGTATAGCTCAGCTAATGTATTTTGATAAAATGTTTCTTCAATAATACCTTTATCGTACCAAGAAATTAAATCAGACATCGCTTTGCCTAATATTTCAACCTTTTTTATATCATTTCCTTCTGCAAAAGCTAATTGATTGTTTAAATTATCTTTAAATAATCTTTCTTCTTCTTTAAGTGCATCAGCAAAATCTTTTAAATAAGTGCTTTTTACCTCTTGAGGTTGTTCAATATCTAATCCAATTGATTTTTTTGTAGAATCTTCATATATAGCATCTAATCTTGTTAACTCTTTATCAATCAAGTCAACAGTACCTTTAATTACATTTTCCTCTTCTCTAATCCCTTTTATTTGTATATCAATTAAACCTTTTAAATGCTTTGCAGATTCAGTATAACCTAATGCCTTCATTTGGTTAACATACTGTATGGCTTTTTGTATTTTAAAGGTCTTTTGAAGTGCTAATTGATATAATTCTTCTTCTTTAGCAAACTTTTCAGCAGATAATTTATTTATTTTCCCAGCAATAGCAGTAGCTTTTGCTCTTTCAATAATAGCACTTTTTACTCCATCTACTGCATTTTTAACATTACCATTTAAAATTGTTTCTTTATCTAAATTGCCAAAATATGATGGATATTCTTCTTGTAGTTTTTTAACTGCTACGAGTCTTTTTGTCATAGACTCATCTTGATCTTTAGCAATTGAAACTAAAGCATTCATCTTTGATATTTCTTCTCCAGCATTACCCATTGATTGCTTTAAACTTTCAGCATATTCTTTGTTTGCTTCAGTTAACGCATTGGTAGCATTCTTTGTTTTAAAGAAACCTGCATCCCATGCTGTAAATAACGCAATAATTGCTGAAGTTGCTAAATATATTGGACCAGTCATACCCGCAAAACCACCAATTACAGCAGGTAAGTTATTTTGAATACCCCTAAAACCATACGGTAAATCTTGTAAAATTAAAGCAAAGTTTGTCCATTGTTGATTGGATTGCTTAACAGTACTGCCTGCTTTTCCTGCTGCTGCAGTTGCTCCTTTAAATGCCTCAGTAGCTTTGTTAGTATCTTTTGCAGTTTGTTTTATTTTGCCATTAAAAATATCAACATCTCTACCTAATACATTAGATATTGCATTTGAAAGTTCCTTAGCGTGTTTATTAAATTCGGCTAAGTCTAGGTCTATCTTGACTTTTATATTCTGATCAGCCATTTTGCTTTATTGGTTTTACGTTTTCGTATTTTTTAAGCACTTCACTCAACTCATCGTTGGTCATCACTCTTTGCTTCACAAAGTTACGATTATCGCAATCAAGCGACAAAAGCTCTTCAGGCTTAACTTTCTTACCCTTAGGTAGCTGTATGTTAATTAAAAGACTAGTCTGCCATCTTACTCTTACCCATTCTTGTTCTTCCTTATGACGGTAACCATACCAAACAAAATCTAGTTCAGCCATCGTCATATCCCAAAACAAATGGGGAAGCACTTGGCACTCCCCCATTGTATATCTTTCAATATCAATCCACTCTAATTTTTTTTTACCGCATCTTTATTTGCTTTCTTAGTAGTCTTTTCTTCTATTCCACTATTTAAGCTTTCTGTCAACGCAGCCATTACTTCCTGGAACTTTTTACCTCCTATTCCACCCATGTCATCAATCCAATCACAGATATCTAAATCAGTAAAGCTTGGCGTTATTCCTTCTTTATATAAAGGATATTCTGCTGCTGCTCTTAATAAGTTACATATAGCATCAAGTGATTTATCACCACTTAAAGCATCTCCTATATCAGAAGGACCAATCCCTTGAAGCTGACAGAATCTTTTTAAAGACCATGTACAAAACCTCATAGGTATCTTAGTCCCATCGCTTAGGGATAGTTCGTAATGTCCTCTCATATTATGGTGTTTTTGGTGTTATTATGCGTTAGTAGCCTGAGTCAATGCTCCTGTTCCTGTAAAAGAAACTGAATATGTTGCTGGAGATTCCATATCAGCAGTAACATCTAAACTTTCTATAAATGCAAGACCAGACCAAATTAAGTCACCTACTATTGGAGTTGAACCATTAACTGTAGTAAACTTTACTGTAACCGCTGTTCTAGCAGCTAATGCAGTAAAAATATCTCCTACAACATATGATGCACCTGTTGGGTCAACTGTTGCAAGACCATCTGTAGTTAAAGACCAAGACTTTAATCCACCAATTTGGTCAGCCCATCCTTGACTTGATTTAGTTGTTGAATCTGGTAAGTCAACGCTTACTGATAAAGAACATGATGTAGAATGAGCTACTACTTCACTTCCTACTAGAACTACTAGGTTTGTACCATTAAAAATTCCTGTTGTTGGCATTTTATTTTATTTTAATTTTTTATAATATTTGCGTTACGAAATGTTCCATTGTGATAACCCTTCTAAAGATATAAGCTTCGTCTACATAATCAAATGTAGCAAAGTTTGTACCCATAGTACGAGTTACTATTTTAAAGTCAGGAGAAGCACTTGGGTAATTCGGCACATTAACGCCTATGATCTCTAACAATTGGTTAGCCCACTGGTCTACCGATTTCTGCCCTACTTCACCTGACTTATTGGTCTTATAAACAATATCAAACTGTATAGTGACATCAAAGTTATAACTCTGTTTGTCGCTATTTTCAACTGATGTTTGACTGCTTATAATTAAAAAAGGTGGGTTAACTGTATCAGGTGCAATAGTATCGTACACACCCAAAGAAAAACTTTGTGATGCTAACTTATCTACATAAGCCTTTCTTATAGCTAATCCGCAATCTTTCATTAAGCTTCTGTTTCCTCTTTTACTTCCTCAGGATTTTGCTCTTGAGCAAGTTTTGATAAGAACTGGGTTAAAGGTAAACCAAATTTAGTTGGC